ATTATATAATTCTTTGTATGAAAATCCACCCATACTGGAACCATCTGTCATTAATGATTCCGCTACAGGAGCCATAGTTATAGTGAAGTCTTCTCCGAAATCTTTAATTAATGTATCAATTAATTTTTTTACATCATTGATATCCACACCTTCTTCGATATCCAAATCAATTCCTGTAATAATTTTATGTTTTTTTAGAACTTTAAATAATAATGGGTAATATATATCGAAATTACTAAATAAAGCATTATATGCTCCACCAGCACCACCCACCATTAATATTATTTCAACCCCTTGTTCATATACTTTATGTAATTCAATCCATACATTATCAAATCTTGGTGAATCTGGGTCATAATCATTTAAATGTATATATGGATCATTTTTGTATGAAGAAAAATGTATAGATGATAAAATTATTGTATCAATATCTTGAATATGTGAATATAATTTATCTAATCCACAAAAACTCTGATAATAATAAATTGTTTTCATATTTATAGATTATATAAATATATTAAAATAATATTTTTTTATAATAATTTAAATATGCCAACAGAAATAATTTCAGGATTATGGTTTTCTGATATGGATGCATTAAAAAATCCTAATTTTTTTACAGATAATGATATTAATATTATAATTAATTTAACAGATTGTAATTATAAAGTAGATAAAAGTAATGTATCATATATAAATGTACCAATATCATCTTATAATATCCATTCAATGAAAAATGTTATAGATAAAATCATAGAAAATATTCATAATAATATAGAGTTGAATAATATTTTTATATATTGTATGAATGGATTAACTATATCACCATTAATATGTTCATTATATTTATTAAAATATGGTAAATTAAATAAATATGATATACCTGCTGTGCTAAAATCTAAAAATGATCAAGTATTAATAAATATTGATGAATATGAAAATTTATTTTAATAAAAACAAGTTAATTAATTAGTAAAATAATATTTCTATATTATATAGAATGTCACAGATACAACTTGTTAGCAGAGGTGATTTAGATGTATTTTTAACGGGTAATCCTAGTATTACATTTTTTAAATCAGTATACCGAAAACACACTAATTTTTCAATGGAAGATATGGTTATTGGAACAATTTCTTCACCAAAAACATCCGGAAAATATGCCGTCAAGATACCTACAGGAACTGGTGATTTATTATATGGAACGAATTTAATTTTAAAAGGGAATAAAATATTTTGTGGGAATGGTATAGCAAATATTTCTACAGCTGTTATAGATAATATTACATTTGCCATAGGTTCTAGAGAAATCGATAAAACATATGGACATTATTTAGAAGTATATCATGAATTAAATCAAGAAAATCCTAATAGTACTATTACCAATTTAGGTAGAATTGAAGATTCTTCATTATATCATTTAGGACATACTGCAGACCTTGCTGCATTAGCTACACATAAATCTATGATACAAAATAATAGATCTGATGTTAGTTATATTGATAATAATTTAGCAAAACCTACGAATATTATGGGTCATGGATTAGGATATCCACCTACACACTTCCAAAGATCGTCCAAATGTGGTGGGACATATTGTGCTCCTTCATATTTACAGGAACAACACGCGGTTCAACCCGTAGCTGGTAGTAATGCCAGTCATAGTAGCAACTTTAATTATGTATCTAGTATTAACACAAGACCTGTGTCTTCTGCACATGTATCCGGATTAAACAGACAACGGGTTACATTAAGAATTACGGCGTGGTTGACGCCGAGCACTACTCCCGGCGGCGCCGGTGCCGGAACAAATTATTTCGCATATATTATGGATCAAGCAGTCACGAATGGAGCCAATTGGATTAATTTTACAAAAGGTGATAAATTAACATTCGTTTCATCGGCTGGGGGAGGGGAGGGCGAAGTCGACCTTATAGCGGCGATGGGTACTACAGAACGCGTAGTATCATATCAAACCGGCAATCAAGTTTATTTTGATGGCGTTTTAGATATACCGTCCCACTCCGACCGGACGAATCAGAGTTTGGCACCAGTAGTTGCAACATTCACATTAACACAAGAAAACTGGTCTGGTAGATTAATGAATGCATCACAAGTAGCAGATTCTGCTTTGAAAGGTGATATATTAGGTGAATGCATATTACCATTAAATTTCTGGTATTGTAGATCACCAGGATTAGCAATTCCATTAGTAGCGCTACATAAAGGAACTGATGTAGAATTATATGTGCAATTTGCTGGTATAAATGATGCTTATTGGACATCTACCGTGGTGAGTGAAACAAGTTTGGCTAAAAGTAACTTTATATCATATGATTCAAATATTAATTGTGTAAATGATGTAACAAATGCTTATCTGGTAGGCGGTGTTGGGTGTAAATCAATATTAAATGCTGCCGAAGGTGAAAATAAATTTAATTTTAATATGGATGTATCTGTCATTTATATATTTTTAGATAATATGGAAAGACAAAGATTTAAAAGTAGTTCGCATGAATATTTAATTGAACAACTTCAATATCATAGACATAATTCTCTATCCAATTTAACTATTGATATATCTTCAATGCAACATCCTGTTAAAGAATTGATATGGACAGGACAACCATATCTTAAAGATAGTATTCAAAATATTAATAGATCGCCTATAATTGCAGATGATACTAATAAATGTACTAAATTAAATAATGGCGAATCAGCACATCGTTCTGGTGTCAGATTTGTTCTTGGTATGAACGGTTCTGCCGACGAGGATATATTATATGGCGGTGGTATAAAAAATTCTTCTTATACAAAAGGATTCGGTAATGCTTCTTTTTCAGGTGTATGGGGTGATGACAATTTACCTGAAAAAATTGGCGTCTATACAGCGGTGACAGGTACTGATATAGTAGGGGACGGTAAATTTGTACATGGATTACTTGGTCCTTCTACACCAGATTGTTTAAATTATTGTTCATATAAAATTGTATTAAATGGTACTGATAGATGTCAATATAAACCATTACAATATTTTACAAGAGAAAATGTTCGAAAATATCATAAAGGGGGGTGCATTTCTGTCCCGGATTCAATTGCTGTGTTTTCCTTTGCTCTAAATCCTAACGATACTTCCCCGAGTGGAACTTGTAACTTTAGTAATATAGATTTAATACAAATTAATAGAAATCAAACATTACCTACCGGGAGTAAGCTAAAACCAATTAATGTTTATGCTATTAACTATAATATATTAAGATTTGTAAATGGTCAGGCAGGTCTGTCATATGTATTATAATTTAAATTAAATTATTTAATAATATATACATATGACAGTTGGTTCATTAACACATTTATATTCAAATGAAAATACAATATTCTGTTTGAATCCTCAAATTACACATTTTAAATCAGTCTTTAGAAAATATACTAAATTTGTAATGACTGATTACCACCATACGAGTACCGATAATGATACATTTTCAGATAGTAGGACAGATATGATATTTCATTTTCCACCAGCAGGAGATTTATTATCAAAAGTATCTTTACAAATAGAATTAAATGAACCAAGTGATATTAGTGGCTGTACTAAATTTCCAAATAATATAGGTACAGCATTATTTAAAAATATTATATTTAAATATGATAATTTAGAAATAGATGATATAAATTCTGAATATATTAATTTTACATCTATGTTAAATAATCCAAAATCGTTAAATTCAATATATGATATAACGACGACCAATGAACTAGTATGTAATAATGGAAATAATTATCAAAGAATGGCGTTATCGGGTGGTGTATTTAATAGTGGAGATTTGGGCGACAGCATTTCAATAAAAAAAATGAAATCAATTGTACCAATACCATTTTCATTCACTAAAAATGTAGGAACAGCATTTCCTTTATTTCTCTTAACAAAAAAAGATTTATCTATATATATAAAATCAAGCGATAAAAATAGCACATCCAATTTATTTGCGACTGGCGCGAACATTAATAAAACTATTCTCGAAAAATTCAAATTTTCTTTAATATTTAAATATATATATTTATCTGAAGATGAAAAAAATAGATTTAAATCATCACCACAAGAATATTTATTAGAAAAAGTTAAATATAATAGTAATCATTTAAGATTAGACGGGAAAATTAATATAGATTTCAGATCTGTTGTTCCGAATTTACCTGTGAAATGTATATATTTAGTTAATAAGAGTGCAAGCGGGGTTGGTTCGGGCAAGATAGAATTATATAATAATTACAAATATCAATTTTTAATTAGAGGTGTAAAATTACAACAAGATTCATTACCCCATGAATATTATTCTAAATTAAATATTATAGAAAATTTTAAAGGATGTGTTTATGATAAATGGTATTATAACGAACCAGTCTTGAGTGGAAATATGACATCCATAAATAGTAATATAGCATATATCCCTTTAAATTTAAAAAATACCGAAGGACCGTCGGGTTGTATAAATACTGGTACAAATGAATTTAAAATGAATGTTTCTACCACTGGGTCTGATACACAAACAGATATATATATTTATTTAGTATACTATTCTATCTTGAGAATATCTGAGAATCAACATTTGGCTTTTCCATATGGTAATATTTAATTAGTTACATTTAATATTTTTTTATATGATATATAATAATATATATGTCTAATATCGGGACCCTTTCATTAATAGCTGTGCCTGGAGATATAGAACGCACACATTTTATAAATAACCCTGATATTACATTTTTTAAATCTGTATATAGACGTCATACAAATTTTAGTAAATTTCTGAGTATAGAAGAAAATAAGACGGATGCATTTGGTGAAACTGTACCATATTCTTTAGGTGGTTCAATTGCTGATTTACTTTCTAAAGTGTATTTACAACATAAGATAGTATTTACAGGTTATGTAACGGGGTCGGAGGATCCGAATATTACCATTTACGCTAATTTAGGAACTAATATTATAGCTGAAGAGTCAGATGCTTTGAAATTAACTATTGGAACCAATACTATATTTCAAAATAGTGGTTTATATTTGGAGACAAAATATGAATTAATGAATGAAATGGTTTCTTCTGTGGGGACAGGTAATGGCAAGTTTTTTACCGTCGCTCCTTCATTAAGTATAGTGGGCAATGTGGTAAAATGTACAAATGGATCACATTTTAATTATACAACACTAGCTGGTGGGGTCGGTGGTGTGAAAATCGCGGTTGGTTCAGTCCCCGGCGATACATTTAGTACAGAAAATTTCTATTGTGTTCCAGATTTTTCCTTTAATTATGACTATGGTCTTGCGATTCCCTTATGTTCTTTGCGTAATACTCAAATAGATTTCCATGTAAAATATAAACCATTAGACCAAGTTATGGATGTTAAAGGTACACCCAAACCTAAATTATATTCAACATGTATTAAAGAATATATACATTTAGATGTTGAAGAAAAAAAACGATTTATCACTAATTCACACACTTATATAACAGAGTCATATAGAGATACAGAAGGCGGCACTACCGGTCAAATACCTTTATCAGGAATCGCTGGTTTAGTAAAATATATATTAAT